GGCCATTATATTCTCTAACTTAGTCTCTTCATTCTGGAAAATTGACGTTGCCTGTCTACTGAGAGCAGATGGAAACAGTTGCATATCAACTGTAGGTCTTACTCCAAAGCTAGCTGCCATACCTGAGAATACCTGATGCACTGGAAGTGATCCAGAAGCAAGAGGGGGATTATCCAGAGGCATAGGCATCATTGCGTCAGTTGATACAGTATTTTCCAATTTTGGAGCCGCCGAATTCTGATTACCAGAAATTGGCATTGTTCCTCCAACATTTTGATACGTTTGGTTGATGGTTGTACTTTGTCCAGCGCCTTGTTCTTCGAAAGGTCCTTCAAATTCTTCAATACGTTGTATTTCAGAAATATCTGGTCCTCCTTGAACGGGATAAAATATTCGTTGGGTACGTTGAATTGATACAGGTCGAGGGATTTTGAAAATACTATCCGGATATTTAGAATACATGGTAATAGTCAGAGAATTCGATTCTACTGACTTCAGTGGTGACAATACTGTCACGAAAACTGTTCCAAGTGATTCCGTATCGCGGGCCGTGGTATTCATCATCGCTCGGGGGTATCTGTAGGGTACTTTGAAGTGAGTTGTCATGTTTTCCTTGGGTGACATAAACACATACTGGTTCGTTGTAATATTAGCCAATTCCGTTTGTTGCTTTGTTAAAGGCATGAAATAGATAGCCAAAAGTCCTTGTTGAAATTTAGTTCCTGCTGCTTGGAAGATGAGTTCTACATCTCCATTCCAGTAGGTAAATCTGTCAAAAGGCATATTTTGGGCATTTTCTGTTCCTCCTTTATTTAAAAGTCCAAATGGTAAATCAACTGAATAAATCATTGTTCCAGAAGTTTGTGCTGATGTCCATGAAAAGCTATCTCTGTAAACATCGGAATCGGTACCAAAAGTTAAAGAAGCTGCAACATCTTGTGTTGCCTTTTCCATCATATACATTGTATTAGATGAAGTTGCTATCTCTTTGCTTTCGATACTCGCTTGTTCTCCGAGTTGTACAATAGACTTTTCCGGTCCTTGACTCTCAAACCTCAAAAAATTTCCTCCAGATGCCGCCGTCCTGTGCGCTACAACCATTGCTAATTCTCGTTGAGAACCAAGCTCAAGTTTTTCACGTCCAGCTGCCACTAATGCAGTCTGTATCATATCAACAAAGTTGGCGTAAAATATTTTATCCCATTGCGAAGCCATTTCAATCATAGTTCGTAGTTCGTCGTCGATAGTTAAGTTGTTGTTGCGTGTCCAGTGGGGGTTGTTCAATATAGTTTCCTTTTTCAAGGCTCCAGTATATTGTCCTGCGAGTAGTCGGGGGTGAGCTCCTAAAAACGTGATGTCTTCAAAAGCCCTAAATTCGTCGGTCAGTGGTGCGTCCTTAACATCAGAAGTGTAGGTTTGGTTTATTTTAGCCAATTCGTCAGCTATCACGAGAGGATTCATGTCCAAAGTTTCATTGCTGAAACAATAAATATGATCATCTCCCAAAACCTTCATTCTAACGTGGTCCTTAAACATTTTGTCGGGGTGTCGTAGAGCGAATACATATCTCAAATAGAATTCATGTACGAGGTTGTTTACAATAGTAGTGAAAAAGCAGCCTGAGAAGTGGGAACTCTTGTAATAAATTAAATTGTCTTCATATTGAATTGGGGAATTCATCTGAAGGTTAATAAAATTTTCTTTAAAAGTTGCGTCAGCCCAGGGGCATAAATCCATAAGCAATTCATAAACATCTCTCTGAAATCTATTGACCATGTTTTTGTCGAAGTTCTTAAAGTCTCCAGCAACGAAGTTGTTTCCAACTTCTGTCAGATAATCATAGATAAGTTGCATGTCATATGAGTATTGGTTCATTCCTATAGCAGATGGGAAATTGGGGTAGCATTTATTCATGGCAATGATAAGAGATCCAAATTTCATGCGGAAAGCGATATTAGATATCAAGTTTCCACAATAAATTAATCTCGTCCTTACTTGCTCAATCTTCTTTGCCGATACCAATTCATCCTTTAAATAAACAATAAATCTATCAAATGAAGGGTTTTCATTTTCAAGTTCTCTTGTTCGTTCATAAACTGCATATTTAAACCATTCCTCATATTCCAATTCACCATTCTTGTCAAATCTGTAAAAGTCTTGCTTGCCTTTTCTCCTTGCCATTTTACATAATGGGAAACCAGCAGATGTCTTAGTTTTGTATGAACATAATAAACCAGGAATTCCCGCCAAAGCCTCTTCGAATGTTAATTCTCTGAGGCCTATCGGGAAATCCAGGAATGTCATATATTCATGTCTAAGACCTTCC